CTTCAGCTTATCCGCAAGAGGTCGCGGGTCCTCATGAATAACACTTAGGTAAAGACCAAGGTTAGCTAAACAGAGGATTGGGAACGACAAAATCGAACCCATTAGCTGCCCATTTCGTTGTTGCACCGGTTGCACATCATCCGAAAATGGAAATGGATACTCGCACATATGGGGTGCGAGCACGGACCGCCACATGTTGCACATGGCGGGATCCTGTCCCTCAATCAGGTAGTTGAGGATGGAGGCGGACAGCCTCGCAGACAATTTGTCTGTCGCCGCGGAGTAGTCAATGCTGAACCACTCAAGCGGCCCGTCACCAGTGAGGACTGGGTTGACGGCCAAGTCATAGAGATCTGTTGTCTGGAGCGGAGCCCCAATCAGACGGAAACAGTCCATCTCGCGCAGAACACCATGCAAAGCTTTTTGGAGCCTTTTTGAAGCATAGTATGGTGCGGCATTCCCTTTCGAAATCACTCGGACTTTCAAGGGTTCCAAGACAGCTTGGATCGTCGCCTTCAGCACGCGCTGTTCCTGCGCATACATCACGTTCGTGCGACGGAGATGGTCATACCATTCACGCTCCCCATCGGAATAAGCGTAAACCTCTATGAGAACGTTGAGCTCCACACGTCCGCTGACAATCGCCCGAGGGTAGAAAGTCATTGAAACGAGGTCAGGATTGAGTCTCCCAACTGAGCTAGCAACGTGGTTCTTGGGGTTAGATGCCTGGATCCTGGGTAATGTTCGCATTATTGAACCCAGTTGTCCGCCTTTGGCACGACTCGCCTCCCAACAGGCCCGCGTTGACGCGCTATGGGAGGTTTCCTCGGGAGTGAGCCAATCGGCCTCCCGTCCGGCAGTCGAGTACACCTGCCGAAGAGTCTGTCTGACCTTCTTAAGGACAGGCTTCAAATCCTTCATCACACGATCATGTGTTGTGTCTGTAATCGGGTCATCCTGATCCATTGCTTCTCTATGCTCTCTGTAGGTGGTTAAAACCAATTCCTCAGAAGCTGGGGCAGCGCAACGCTTGCCCTGGAGAAAAGAGTACCAGAGATGAGTATTCTTGACACAAAAGACACGTAGTCGTGAGTTGGCCCAGTTTCTGTACTGGCCGACGGGCGCGAACGCCTTGTCGGGAGACTTTGGTGCATCACACCGGAGATATCTCGCCATGGGAGCAACAGTAAGGTACTTTGCTCTCTTGAAGTAGACCGCTTCATCTAAACACGTCAGATAAGCGGTAGCCTGGGTCCTGAAGCTGTCAAGTACAGCCTGAGGGGCTCCGTGGTGGTCCAAAATGAAAACCAATCCACGGAGCAGCGCCCGAGCTCTCTCGCCCGCCGCCAATAGTTGATTGGCGGCAG